TGGCGACCTGGCTATGGAAGTCAGGTCGCTCAGAGAAGAAAATTCAATATACCTTCGGTATTTTCATCAATTTATTAAGCAAACACCCTTGCAGTAAAAATCTGCAAGGGTGTTTGTCTGCAATCTGAGCGCTCCTATTAGAGCGCTCCACCTTACTAAACTATTCCGATGCGTCGATACATTTCCAGCAGGAACATTAAGTTCAAAGCAATGTCGCAAACAAGAACGCAAAACATGAACAGTCTCATCCCTATCCCCTCCTTTCTGACCTTTCATTAAAGAGGGAAATCGGGAGAAAGATTTTTAATAAATGGTGGGAGGTAAGAGAGGGGGGATACAGGCACATTAAGCATATAGAAATGTTGGTTAAGTGACGGAATTGACCGGTGCGGGATATGAGAAATTGGTCAAGTGCAGTCCTGACAAAAAGAAAAGCCCCTAAGCAGGAGCCCGAAAAGATGTTCGCACCACCATTATAACACGGGTAAACGGACAGGGGGAACGGAAGATGAGCGCTGTTGAAAAACAAGAGATTGTGGTAAAATATCCCTTAGAAAAAGGTGTCAGAGTGGTCATCATCGAGGACGGTAACATTGTGGAAAGCTGCAAGTTGGAAGCTCATCACAAGTTCACGATCATAACCCAGGATGACAAACTACTTGATACCGAGGAAACCAAACGGAAGCGTTACAGAAAAGCTAAATAAAAAGCCTGACCGAAAAGCGGAGGGCGTCAGAATCTTCACCCAAAATGGGTGTGTTCTGGCGTCCTTTTTATTTTGCCAGAGAGGAGGACGGGCCGTGGCAAAAATCAGAGACATCATGGAGTTAAAGCAGAATAAAGAGAAAGAACCGATCAACTTTGCCGAGCATGTCCAGCGTGCGCAGGAACGGCTATGTCACAGAGAAAAACAACGGAAACAGCCCGGGCAGCCAGCGAAAGAAATCTCATTAAAGGAATACCGGCGTTTGATGGGAGACGTGGGGGCGCGGCGATTCCTTAAAGACCGGGGTAACAGGCGCAAATAGACGCAATGGGGAGGGGTTCTCATGCAGGGATTGCTTCGGGAATATAAAGAAACTAGGAAGGCTTTAAAACGTGCCTACGAAGCCCGCAGAGAAGGCGAGAAGGTGCTGGATGACCAGGCATTAGCTGAGCGGCAAATGATTTCCGATATGATCGGAGATGTTGAATTCGTCATTCAATGGTTGGAGACCGGGCGCCGGCCGGGGAACAAGCGGGGAGTGGAACGTTTGGCTGCTTATCAGCGAGAGAAACCGATGGACCCGATCCGCATGCAGGCGTTTATTTCGCGATCGACTGCAGGTAGCCCGGCCAACTTGACAGAGTGGGAACGGCAGCAGATCGAGGACGCGCTGTGTACTCTTAGCGATCGGGAACGGGAGTGTTATGTGTTGGCGCATGGGGAGTGCTTCTCCTTCGAGGATATTGCCAATCTACTCGGGATTAGCAAAAGCAGCGTGGCGACGCATATAAAGCGTGCGGAGGCGAAAATATCTAAGCGACTGATGAACAGCTTATTCCTAGTGGGATAGGCTGTTTTTGTCGATAAAAGGGGTGGAGGCGATTCATATGGCATTAGATTTGACTGAAAATGCACCGTGGATAATGACCGGAGCGATCAAACTGGGGGTGTATACTGTTGGACTTGCTGTTGCCCTTGCGTTGGTAAACACATTGGCACCAAAGTGGATGCGAGGTATTATGAGTGCCGCCGTCATGTTGGGCGGCATTTACTTGTTTGCAAAGTGGCTGAGTTAAAAAGCACATTTTTTGTCACACGAAAGCCAATAGTTATTGAAAGGAACTTTTCTTTCACTAGAACCCCTTCCATTACCGCCTCGGAAACGGGGCGGGATTTTTTCGGATTACCTCAAGTATTCAACACCCAGTTTTTCAAAATGGCAATAATTTCGCATTGATTCAAGAGCGGCTCACGATATACTCTTAAAAACGTGCATTTTAATATTTTTGAGAGGAGTACATCATGATGTCGCAGCAGATGATTAGTGTGAGTTTTATAGGGGCCCGAGGTAATCAATTTGGGAGAAATACATTTGTCGCGATGTTTCCGTTCAATTCACTTGAAAACTTTTTTAAGGTATTTCCTAATGTTCAGAGAACCGTCTCCCCGAAGAAAGTAAAAGGGATTGCAGAGTACATATTAAAAGGCGATCTAAAGGATAATTACTCGTTTATCAGTGCATTGACAGTGTCATGTCGTGGAGAGATTGATTATGATGAAAATAGTAAGCAAATAAAAATAGATATCAATTCGGCTCTATCAGTTAACGATGGGCAACATAGGTTAGAAGGAATAAAATTGGCTCTTAATGAGATAAAAAAGAAAATGGAACGTGCAACAACAGGTGATGAAAAAAATAATTTCGCAGAACAGTACAAAAGAATCAGCAATATGACTATCCCAGTCGTCATTTATTCCAACATGAATGAAGAGGCTGAACAGCAACTATTTCATGATCTAAATTTATTGAGTACAAAACCGACCCGATCAGTATCTCTGAAATTTGATCAGGTGGATCTCTATAATCGTATGGCCAAAGAACTTGCTAACCAAAATGAATATCTTAAAGCGTTTGGTGTCGAAAGTGAAGCTGCAATGTTAAAGAAAAAAAGTACAAAAGTTATGCTGTTATCGACTCTTCGAGACACCATTAGTTATATGATTGTAGGATCATCAAAAGACACAAGAAAATTGCTAAATGAAGATAATTATGATACGAATAAAGAAATGATAGATGAATTATTGAACGAACTATTCAAAGCGCTTCCCGATGATTGTAATGATAGAGGTAAATACATTCTGGGTTACTCAGGATCATTCCAAGCTATTGCAAAATACATTCACCATCTAATGAATGATGACACAATCATTAACGTGACGGAATACATTTCAGGTCTGGGCAGCATTGACTGGAGTCATTCAGCAAAAATTTGGACTGAATTTGGTGGTAAGTATGATGCAATTAAAAATAGAGTGATCTTCAACGGTACAAGTGGTGGGAAAAACGGTATTTTTAATGCGCTAATTAAATACAACAAGCCAATTGTTTATTCAAAATAAGGTTAACCATTAAGCACCCACCCGGTGCTTTTTCTTTTCCAAAACAAACTCAACCAGGTGGTGGTGATGATGTAGTGGCACGAGCACGAAGTCCTGACCGAGACAAAGCATTTGAGATGTGGCGTGACAGTGGCGGAACGATGAAGCTAAAAGACATTGCCGATGCCTTGGGGTTGTCGGACACACAGATCCGGAAGTGGAAGAATCAAGACCGATGGGACGAACGCCTGAATAGTAACGTTACCATTTCCAAAAGTAACGTTACCAAACGAGGCGGGGCACCAAAGGGGAATAAGAACGCCGTGGGCAACGCGGGAGGAGCTGCACCGAAAGGGAACAGCAACGCCGTGACTCACGGCTTTTTTCGTCGCATCTTTCCGGATGACGAGGAGACGCATGCCATTATCGGGGAGATCGGCGTGAAGAGCCCGCTGGACATTCTCTGGGAGAACATCGTCATCCAGTACACGGCGATTGCCCGGGCGCAGAAGATCATGTTTGTTCGTGATCAAGAGGACCAGACAAAAGTGTTGAAAAAGTTCAAACCCGGCATGTTCGGAGAAGAAATGGAGTGGGAACTGCAGCATGCCTGGGACAAGCAAGCTGCGTTTTTGCAGGCGCAATCGCGGGCAATGGCAACGCTGCAGGGGTTAATCAAGCGATATGAAGAGATGCTGGTGGCGGCACTGGGTACCGAGGAACAACGGCTTCGAATTGAAAAGCTGAAGCTTGAGTTGGGTAACCTCCGAGGGGATACCGACGGCGATGCTCACAAGCAAAACAACGAGTATGAAGCAGCGCTGAACGCCCAAGCAGGGGATGTGTTTGCTGACGAGGTGGAATCTGATGGCGAAGAAGCGTAAACGGACAACCTCGTTCAAGTTCCAACCGTTCAGCCTTAAGCAAAAGAAAATGCTCATGTGGTGGACAGACAGAAGCCCGTACCGCGATTACGACATGGTGATTGCCGAGGGAGCGATCCGCTCGGGCAAAACTATCGCCATGATCGATTCGTTCATTACCTGGTCGTTGGCGAAGCATCGGCATCAGAATTTCATCGTCGCTGGTAAATCGATGGGAGCCCTTAAGCGGAACGTGCTGGAACCTATGTTTCAAATACTGACAGCAAAGGGCATCGATTATCACTATCACCGCTCTGAAAATCCGCTTATCATTATTGGAACGAACACCTACTACCTGTTTGGGGCAAACAATGAAGCCAGTCAGGATACGTTACAGGGCCTTACGGCGGCAGGTGCATATCTGGATGAGGTGGCGCTTTTCCCTCGATCGTTCGTTGACCAGGCAATTGGTCGGTGTTCTGCAGAGACGGATGGAAACGGGGCGAAAGTCTTTTTCAACTGCAACCCGGCCGGGCCGTATCACTGGTTCAAGACGGATTTCATCGACAAGGCGAAAGAAAAGCGCATTCTGGTTCTCCATTTCACAATGGACGACAACCTGAGCCTTTCGGAGAAGGTGAAAGAACGATTCCGCCGCATGTTCAGTGGCGTTTTCTTCAAACGGTACATCCTTGGCTTATGGGTGATGGCTGAGGGAGTCGTTTATGACATGTTTGACGAGGCTGTCCATGTAGTGGATGACCTCCCCTCATTGTTCGATCGCCTATATGTCGGCGGTGACTATGGGATCAATAACCCCACAGCTTTTCTGTTATGCGGCCAGAAGGGGAAAGACTTCTACGTCACTCGGGAATATTACTTCGACTCCAAAAAAGCCGGTAAACAGAAGACGGTCGCGCAGTTAGCGGAGGACTTTCTGTCGTTCATAGGTGACGATCGACCCGAGATTATCTTTTTGGACCCATCTGCAGCTGCCTTGATTCTGGAGTTGAAGCAGAAGGGTATTGCCAATATAAAAGGTGCAGACAACAGCGTAAACGACGGCATTCAGCTCGTGCAGAATCTGCTTACGGGCAACGGGGGCCGTCTTTTTGTTCATCGATCCTGCGTGAACCTGATTCGGGAGTTCTACTCCTACCTCTGGGACCCGAAAGCTCAGGCAAGGGGAGAGGACGAGGTAATCAAAGAGAATGACCACGCTTTGGATGCCCTAAGATACGCATTATTCACCCTGTGGCACCTGATGCGTAAAGCGGCTGCCCGCGAAGGAAGACGTCGTGAAGGGAAAGGGGGATGGATTTAATGAGTGCTGCTACAGATGATTCACAAGAAAGCCGGGCTCAATGGATACCCATAGGCAAGGCGGAAGAAACGCCGGCCAGTCAGCAACTTCCCGCTGACAAATTCCAAGGCGACTATGAACAACACGGTCTTATCGTACCGTTGATCACCCCTGCAGCTTATGTGGAAGTGGTGAAGCAAAGCAGTATCATTCCCCAGTGTATCGATGCATACAAGACCAACATCACCGGATACGGGTGCGCCCTTGAATACATGCCCAATGAATCTGATCAGACCGCTAAGGCAGAATGGGACATTGCCGAGCGTTTTTTACTTACGGCTAACCTGGAAAAGTCCGTCGAACAACTGCTTGGTGAGCTGGTGGAAGACCTGGAATCCTGCGGCAACGCCTACCTGGAAGTTTCCCGGGGCGGTGGGTTACCCGCACTGTATCGGATACCACCGCAAAACATGCGATGCACCAGCGAGGAGAAGAAGGTAACCATGAAGTACAAACGGCTCATTCAGGGGAAGGTCGAAGAGTTCACCCAAGAGAAATGGGTCCGTCGCTATGCACAAAAACGTGGGAGCCACATTGTTTGGTTCCGCGAGTTCGGCGCGCCGGGGAACGATAACGAGGTTATCCATCTGAAACTCGGGAACGCAGAATATGGTGAGCCGCGCTGGTCGGGGAATACGCCAGGCATCCTTGGTAGCCGCCGGGCGGAGGAATTGAACCTTAATTACTTCCGCAACGGGCGGATGCTGTCGATGATCCTGTCTGTAATCAACGGCCAGCTCACCCCTCAATCCATCGCAGCCCTTCAGGGGGCGAAAGGCGAAAACTCGCAGGGAGGTATCCTTTACCTGGAGGTTGAAGGGTTTGACAAAGGGATCACAGGAGACGAAAAAGAAAAAACCGAGGTCAAGTTGGACAAGTTGAATGATTTGTTGCAGCAGGATGCGCTTTTCATCGATTACAACAAGGACAAGCGGAAAGAGACGCGATCTTCATTCCGTCTTCCGCCAATCCTCACCGGGGAATCAGAGGACTACAACCGTGCAACTAGCGATAACGCCCGCCGGATCGCTGAGGAGCAGGTATTTAAGCCGTACCGAGACTGGTTGATGAACGAGATTTTTAACAAACGACTTTTTCCGTCCATTGGCGTCTACCGGGTAAAAGCTGTTTTGCGCGGGCCAAAAATATCTGACCCAGACGAGCGCAAAGCTATGCTCGATTACCTGGCCGACAGGGGTATTCTGGTTGTCCGCGATCTCATCCCGATTGCAGAGGAAGTGTTGGGTACCGTCATCGATGAAAGCCGCTATGAGGAGGGGTATCTGGACACGCCGATTGCTCAACTGAAAGTGCCGGCAGATTCGTTCGCGTTGCCAACGGCAGGGATGGATCCGGAAGAGAAGTTGGCTACCGTGGCTAAGCGGCTGCTCCGGGAAACGAGGATGAAACACCATGTGTGACCAATGCCTTTTTCTGATCACCAAAGCTGACGATGACGACTTTCTGGACAGCCTTGATCTGACAAACGCAGAGCGGATGACGCTTGAGAAGTTGTACAAGGAAGGCGAGGACGCGATCGCCGAGCTGTTACAACTGCAGGGAGCCGAGTTGGACGCGGCAATACAGGAACTGAGCGATGATCTGCTGACGGATCCAGATGAGTTACTGAAAGTTATTCTGCGGGTGCAGTCAAGTGAACTCTTTCAGGATAAGTTCAAAGAGGCGATGAAAAAAGCCTTTCTCCCTCTGTTCGAGCTTGCCGGAAAATCCGAGGCTGTGGCGGTGAATGATGAGGCGAAGTGGAACACTGCGAACAAGGCGGCCGCGAAATTCACGAAACACCTGGAAAAACTTGTTCCTGACATGAATGAAACCTCACGTACGCATCTGCTGAATGCCTTCAGCGCAGCAATTGAGGGAGGCAAGACACCCGCAGAACGTGCTATACTGGTAAAAGAAGTAAGCAGACAGGCTGCTAGCGGTGAGGTAGGCCCCTTCAGTATGACGCGCGCGCTGCGAATTTCGCGCACGATGACTACAGCGGCAGCGAATGGGGGCAAGCTCGAAGGATGGAGACAGTCGGGTGTCGTGAAGAAAAAACGCTGGAGATCCGCGAACAACAAGCGCACACGCGCTGACCACCGGGTAGCGAACGGTCAAACAATGCCTATCGACAAACCGTTTCGTGTTGGCCGTGAGGACTTGATGTTTCCAGGAGATCCGAATGGGAGTACCCGACAGATCATAAACTGTCGATGTACCATGCAATCGGTTATCGTGGAAGACGTGTTCGAAGTTCGTCATCCCGGGCACAGTGAAACCTACCGGCAAAAGTTGACGGGTACACATGAGCGCATCAAAGAAGACACCGGGTATCACGCGCTAGAGCACGCGCTCAACCGTTTGCACGGGCACATCAATAACGGCCGGATACAGTCTGTCGATGACGTAATCGATGCGATTCAAAACGGGAAAACATACTTGGAAGCCAACGGGACGGTCGTGAAGTTCTTAAACGGTGTCTCGGTTCACTTTGCCGCCGACAACGGAGAGATTAAAAACTTTGTCCCCACAAAGCGACCGAAGGCTGAATGGAAGGAGTTGATAGAGGATGACGAATAAGCATACGCAGCACTTGATAGCGTTAGCAGAAAAGTTTCTCTCAGGGGATCTGCAGGCTGACGTGTTCGTCGATGAATACGAGGGTTACCTGTTTGATCATGAAGAGGACCTGTTTGACGATCCCTGCTATGCGTTCCTGGATGCAATTCGGGATGTTGCCGCCTACTATCAACCCGAGCCGAAGGTACGAGAAGCCGATCCCCATCTAATCGAGGAAAAGCAGCTTCGTGAAGTAGTATCAGAAAACCTCGATAAAATCAAGACGTCACAATCGTGACGTCTTTTGTCATTTCCGGAAAGGCAGGCGGTGTTTATGCTATTCCTGACGAAGAAAATTCACTGTGGAAAGGAGGTGAACGAGGCATGCCGTACGAATTGAAGGACGCGAAAATCACCCACATTTCGCTGGTTGATAAAGGCGCCAACGGTGTACCGTTCGCCATCATCAAGGAAGAAGGCGGGGAGCCGGTGCAGAAAAGCATCGTGATCGCGAAAGCCGACAAGCCGAAGCAGATCGTATACGGTGTGGTGTACCAGCCGGACGTCGTGGACGCGCACGGGGACATGATGACCGCCGAGGAGATCGAGAAAGCCGCGCACGGTTTCATGCAAGCGAAAAGCATCTACAACATCGACAAACAGCACGACCTGGAGGCCGACGAGGGCTACGTGGTCGAGTCGTACATCGCTCCCTGTGACATGCAGCTGGGAGATCAGACGATCAAGAAAGGCTCCTGGGTGGCCGGGGTAAAAGTCACGAATGAAGACACCTGGTCGGCCATCGAAAAAGGGGAGATCACCGGTTTCTCAATGTGGGGGATCGGCAAGCGCGTGAAATTGGATGAAGCCTCTTCTGCTACCGAGAGTGATGCGGTAGAGAAGGGGCTTTTGCGTTCAATTGCAAAGGCACTCGCCGACCTGACAGGCATCCGAAAAGGAGCGGTCAAGGATCGCTTTGAGCAGTCTCGGAAGGAAACCGGGTTCTGGGATGCCTGGTACTCTTTCGAAAGAGTTGTACGTCGCTATAACTGGCAGACGGACCGGTACGAATTCGAAACCGACGCAGCGGTTATCCGTGAAGCGATCGAAGACCTGACAAGCATCCTGCAGGGGCTGCTCACCAGTGACAACATCATGAAGTCGATCGGGGAACCGCCGGCGGACATCGAAAAGGCTGGGAAGAAGATCTCTGCCGCACGCCTGGAAAAACTCAAAAACGCGCAAGCAGCGCTCTCGGAAATCCTTTCCGAGGTAGAAGACAAGGAGGATGACCACGTGAAACCTGAAGACATCGAAAAAGCTGTTTCGGCTGCACTGACCCCAATAACCAAGCAACTGCAAGAGCTTCAAACGGAAGTTGCGGAGTTGAAAAAGGATGAAGGAGGGCAGCCGGCGGCCACGACTGCAGCTTCAGCAAATCCGGAAGCCAACGCCATCACTGAAGCAATCCAAAAAGCACTGGAGCCGATCACCAAGCAGGTGGAGACTTTGGCAGCGGACGTGCAACTGGTAAAGAACAGCCGTGGTCCAAGCGGCCAGCCCCCTGCTGATGCTCCCATTGGAAAAAGTGATGTGCCAAGCTACATTCGACTCATGAATGGAGGTCAATAAGATGACAGCAAACAACCAATTGATTTCAAAAGAACAGCAGCTCTCAACCATCCGCAAGTCGATTGATCTGACGATGCCGAAAAAAGAGGCGGAAGCGTTTATCGTCGACACGCTGAAGAAGGCGACCACGCTGCCGAAACTGAATACGAAATACACGGACGTTCCTGCGGGTAAATTGCCAAGATTGAAAGTGAAGTCCCGCCAGATTCGGGAGCATACCGGAACGGAAACCCCGAACGGAACAGGCGGTATCGAGAACCCAGAAGTACCGTACGCAGTGAAAAAGGTTTTCTGGGATGAATGGCTAAAAGACGATGACGTATGGTATAACAACACGGCCCGCGGGGACGATGTTGAAACCAAAACCATCGATTTGGTTCAGGGACAGTTCGGGGTAGACATGCAAGATTTGCTATTCAATGGCGATACAACCGCTAAGCTGGCCGATGGTGTTACTCCGGATCCGTTCTTGTCCATTCTGGATGGCTTTGTGAAGAAAATGAAAGCGTCCACGTTGAAAACAGACTTGGGCACGAACGAGCCAACCATCGACGATTTCGTCAACCACGTCCTGCTGCTGGATGAAAAATACTTGAACATGACCGACTTGACGTGGATCATGCCTCGCCGGACCTATCAGAAACTGGTCGCACTCGTGCAGAAGCGCTCCACTGCTTTGGGCGACGTCACGCTGGTCAACGGTAAGCTGACGGAGATCGCTGGATACCCGATCGAGGTAGTGCAGTCCCTGCAAATCGGTTTCGTGGCCCTGACGCCATTAAGCAACCTGGTGCCGGTATTCACTCGTGACCTGCGATACAAGCGGACTGCAGACGGCGCGACGGCTGCGATCAAGGATGCAACCTACCACATCCTGTTTGGGTACGCAGATGCTGCTGTTCTGGAAACAGAAGCCGTTGCCTGGATGACAGGCAGCAAACTGTAAGAGGGGGATGCATGATGCCGAAGGTAAAATACAAGCATGAGAAAGGCGCTCTGCACATCGGTGGAGGGCGCTTTTTCAATGCAGGAGAGGCCTACGAGGTTTCTGATGAAGAAGCAAAAGCGTTGACCGAAGCGTTCGATGACCTTGAAATCGTGGAGGAGAAGAAGTCTGGCCGGGGAGGCGGACGCCATGCTGACGCCGGAGAAGGTAAAGCATCAGAGTAGCACACGAGCCGTTCAGGATATGACTCATGAACGGCTTTCCTATCTCATTGACGAAGCGAAAGTTCGAATCGAGTTGTTCACGTCCCGACCATTCGTAGACGATGACAGTCGTCTGGAAGTCGCTCATTTCCGCCTTGTTGAGGCCATGGCCCTGACAGACAACGACGAGGTGCTTGGTGCAGAGGCACGCGGGATTACGTCGGAATCCGACCAGGGCTACTCATGGTCAGTTGAACGGGCCGCGGTGACGACGGGGAGCCCGCTGGTCGACTCCCTGCTGCGGCAGTGGATGAGCTTTACAGCAGAAGCGAGCGACGGGGGGAACGTGCGGGCGATGATCCTATGAGGCATCGAATGAATGATCAGATCATTGTGAAACGAACGGAAACGGCTCAGGATGGGCGAAACAGAATGGGTCTGGTTGAGTTACCCTCCCGAACGGTAGAGGGGTGCATTCGGGCTGTAGAATCGTCCTGGCAGCGTCCTTCCAATGCCGACCCGGTGACATGGGAATACAAGGCGTCCATCGGATTCCGTTTAGGAGAGGATGTCCGGAAGGATGATGTCTTGGAAATCCCCGGTCGTGGTGACTTTGTGGTGGTGGACGTGACCCCTGGACGACGTTTTCTGTCTGTGGTCGCCATTCAAGAAAAGCGGGGGGCGGAGTAGTGGACTTTCGTCAATTTGAAGAGCGGTTGAGGAAGTTGAACCAGGACGTTCCGAAGATAATCCAGGGCATCGTTTACAGACTTGGCGAGGAACTTCTCAACTACGTAATCAATGAGATCAGCCGTCAGGACCTGATTGACACCGGTGCCATGTGGCAATCCTTCACGCAGGGCGGCGACGGGAACGTTTGGGAGTTTGACGGAGACCGCAACGCCCTGACGCTCGAAGTCGGCTCCAATCTGACCTACGCGGAGTACATGAACGACGGATACACAATCGAGAAAGGCTATTTCGTTCCGGGTTATTGGCAGGCCAATGGCGGGTTCGTTTACGATCCCGACGCGAAAACGGGATTCTGGGCTCGTCCACGTTCCTTCATCGGACGAAAATACTTCGACATCGCTCTGGAGAACTTCCGAGGCGGCATGCAGGCTCTCATCGAAAAATTGCTACAGGCAGAACTGGAAAGGCTGGTGAAGTGATGGACCGCGAACTCTCTTGCATGATTGACCTGATAAACGAGGCGTATCCGGATCTCGCCATCCTGGACAGTCTCGACGAGTGGCTGGCCGCCAAGTTTAACCCGCCAATCGCATTCATTCAGACGCAAGGGGTGACGGAAAGAGGGAATACGCTCACATCCTACAAGGTGATTGCGGATGCCGGCATCGTCCTCCATCACCCGAAGGTAAACGGAGTGTACCAGCCGATCAGCACAGAACCTCTCCGGCAACTGCTGCGAAAAGAGCGGTATAGCTTTCGGGGGAAGACGGACGGGCTCTTCATCAATATAGACAGCACGTCATTCCGTGTTCGCTCGGAGCGCAAGGACAGGACCGAGATCACCTTCCGATACGAGTACACCGTGCCGATTCCGAAGGATACTGCCGAGAAGATCAACACATTTGACATTGAGGGGGAATGGACCTGATGGCATCAAAACCAAAGGCCGTCGAATCCTCTGGGATCAAGCGAACCAAACAGGACTGGATCGAGAGCGCTGCATACCTGAAAGCCGAAAGGTTTGAGGTGGCCGGCGCTCTCTTTGATGTAAAGGACGACCAGCTGATCTCCGAGGATGAGGTCAAGCAGAGATTGATTAAATACAAAGGCGGTGACAACCAATGACGATTCAGCGACAAAGACCGGGGGTTACGGTCGAACTCATTGCAAAAGCGCAGGAGCGCGTGCTCCCGAAAAGCGGCGTCGTGCTTGTCCCGTATCAGGCTGAGTGGGGAGCCCCCAACACCATCGTACGGATGACGGGATACGAAGAGCGCTATAAAGAAACGCTCGGTCTGGTCGACACGATCGAGCTCGCTGCAGAGGGCGGCGCTACAGTTCTCGGATACCGTGTAACAAACGGGAACGAGACTGCTGCAAAGTACGTGCAGGACGGCGCAATCGAAATCGCGGCCCGTTACCCCGGAACCTACGGAAATAACCTGCGCGTGACGATCCTTGCTTCCTCCGCAGAGCCCGGGAAAAAGGAGCTGCAGGTAAAAGACGCAACAGGCATCCTGGAGAAGTTCTCGTTTGCCGACGCTGCAGAGCTGGTGACGAAAACAGCTTCTTCTGACTTTGTGCGTGCGAAGAAGCTGGGGGACACGTCGGTCAGCGACGTCGCAGACGCGCAATTTACGAACGGGACCTCCGGAAACGCCCCACTGACAGCTGCGGACTTTACGAAAATCTTCAACGCGGTTTCCGGATCGGACTTTGACGCGATGTATCTCCCATCTCATGACTCGGCGGTTCAAGCGGCGGCGAAACAGTTCATTGCGGATCGTCGGACTCTCTCGAAAAAATTGAGCACGCTGGTAATCGGCGGTAAAGAGGCCGATGACGCTGACATGACAAAGCACATGGAACGCTCCGTCTCCATGAATGCGCGGTACGTGGTCAACTGCGCAATCGCGGGCACCCACAACAACGGAAAGGACTACAACAGCATGCAGTGGGCCGCCTGGGTGGCGGGCATGATCGCTGCCACACCTGCAGATCAGTCTCTGACAGCAGTTGTCGTCCCGATGAAGAAGGCGAAGAAAGACTGGGGCCACAGCGAGATCCTGAACGCGCTCAGTACCGGCACGCTGATCGCTACACGCGACGGGGACGTGTACATCGTCGAGAGTGCCGTCAACACGCTTTCCACGCTGGGACCGTATGATCGTGAGGACTACGGGAAGATCCGTGTTTCCATGACACTCGACCAGATCGTGAACGACATCACCGCTGTAGGCAAGAAGTACAAAGGGAAGCTGGACAACAACGACCTGGGTGGCGCTACCTTCGTCGGTGCGGTAAAGGCCTATATGGAGGTACGCGAGCAGCAGGGGGCCATTGACGCCGGATGGTCCTTCACGGACAAGAAAAACGGAACCGGCGACCGCCGCGGCTTCAAACTGTCGGCGAGACCTCTGGATGCCATCGAAAACTTTGACGTCGAGTGGGAGGTGCTGTAATAGATGCAACGCGACATCAAGCTGAAAAACTGCCAAGTGTACGACGACAACGGTGATCCCATCGATGGAACGCTGGAAGGCCGCGTCGTTCTGAAAGTACAGTACGGCGACGTGAACCGGTTGCAGAAGGGACCTGTCCAGACCGTTGACAGCTGGTACAACGAGGTTACGCTCCGGATATCCTCGGTCAATGCGGCGCTGAAATACTACTGCGTAGATCAGCTGACGAAAGGCAAAACGCCTGTCCTTCCGTTCATCATCGGTGAAACCCTCGACAAAGAAACGGGCAACGCGGAGCGCGTGCGAATCTCCGACATCTACCTCAACCCAGAAGAAATTACGCTCTGGGAAGCAAAGGCGGAAGGCAACGATAATGCGACTTACGAGATCAAAGGTCGCAGCAACAAGCCTGCTGACTTCATCGACAAACTGCCTGATTATGAAGAATAGGGGATGACCATATGAGCAAGTTGGAAAAGTTTCTGGCGAAAGCCTCTGAACCGGTACAACGCAAAGAAATCACCGTCGATATTGACGGTGACGAGTGGAAGGTTCGCCAGCTGACGCTGGTAGAACTCCGTCAGTGTGAGCGGATGGCCGATCGAGGCGACAAGATCGACTGGTATCGCTATAACGACGCGCGGATCGTGAAAGCCACCGAGCACGACTTCCCGTGGAGTGACATGGCACTGCTGAAGGCCTATGGTGCGGCGGACAAGTTCGAGCTTCCAGCCAAACTGTTTGAACACAACCCAGACGGGTACACGAAGCTGCTGGATGCTGTTCGCCGCGTGAACGCGGGGCAGACTGAGGCGGATGCGGTGGAAGAAGCAAAAAACTGATAAGGACCGACGGTGAAGCCTGGCACATGTGTTACGCCTACCTGAAAGGTAGGGGGCTGCCGTCGGACCTTCTCGACATAGACGTGGATCCGTACAAGCAAAAGCTGTTTATCATGGCGTGCCAGGTCTACGAGATCGAGGAGCTGGAGAAGCAACGAAACGAATAGCTTCTCCCTCTCTCCCGAGCGGGTGACGGCTGGGGAGAGAGTCACTTTTTATTGAGTCGGTATCCGAGATAGGTTAGCCCAACAAAAGAACCAGCTAAAACCCAGCTGAGGACTTCGGGCATTTTGAACATCCCAACCATAACTGACGTGATGATAGCTGTAATGATACCGAGAAAAACGATTAACCAAAAATACATCGCCATTTTAATAAAGAGCCGGAAAAGGAAGTAAAAAAACGTCGGAATAGCTTTCAGGAAATCCATGCCGTTCCCTCCGTAGTTTTTAGGAACATTTTACCATGTAATACGATGTGGGGGTGAGTAAGGTGTCAAAAATTACAGCTTTGCTTGAAGCAAGAAATCAAATATCACCGGAACTGGTGAAAGTTCAGCGCGAAGTACAAAAATCCCGTCAAGCGATGGGCGGTCTTGATGATGAAACAAGAAAAGCCTTGCAGGGTATTGGACGTATGGCAGATGCCTCAGAGAAGATGTCAAGAGACATGGTACGTGATCTGGAACGCGCGCAGCGAGAGATCCATGACCTTCGATCGGAACTGAATCGGCTGGGTAGCATGAACGAAAAGCCCCGGGTAGAGGTAGACAATCAGGCCACTCAGGAAATCACCGACATTCGTCAGCAGCTTCTTGCTCTGGGTGGTATTGCGGCAGCCATTACAATCGGTTCAAATGTCGGCAACATGATGTCAGAAGCAGAGGCAGCATTCCGCGAACGCGCGCTGTATTCAGTAAAAGGCAAAACTGAGCAAGAAATGCAAACGTTTGATCAGAAGACGAAGGAACTTCTCTTAAACAATCCGTACATGAACCGAGCGGAAGCTATGGCAACAATCTCAAAAAGTGAGAAGTATAACGGCAAAAATGCCGGCGCATACGCGGAAGCAGCCACAAAGTTGGGTGTGACCACCCGGTACGCTCCAGAGGAACATCTGAAAATGATGGCCGTTCTCCGGGAGAATACTGGGGTGGATGACGCAAAGCGACTTGGCAACTCCTTGCAGTACATGGCAAACAATTTGAAGGACTTCAAGGAAGAGTTTGTCGATTCCATCATTGAGTACAGTGTTCAGACGAGCAAATTCCTGGACACGCCGGAAAAGATGGCCGCCCTTGTAGGTCAGATCGGAAAAATGGGGATCTGGTCAGACGACAAAGCGTTTGATTCGCTGAAAGAGACCACGCTCAAGCTGACAAACCAAGGCGACCTGACGAACGTACTGAAAACCGGGTACGAAACACAGGGCATGAAGGCAGAAAAAGCCTTGGAACTAGCCACCAAAGAAGCCGCAGAAATAAACAAACTCATTCATTCGGAGAACCGAGCAGATAACCAGGCGGCGATGGGTCGCTTGATGCTGACACTCGCCACCATCCAAGACAAGAACGTCAGACAGCAGATCTTGAACGAGCTCGGCGCGGGTCCGGGGGAGGACCTGGGAAGACACTTCGCCCCCCTGCTGGAGTACGCCGGAAAACTGGCGACCGGTCAAATCAGACCTGAAATCGGGGACGAAATGAACCGGGCATACAAACTCGCGACCGAGAACAACCCTCTTTTCGAGTATCAAAAGGCGCAAAACGAAGCAAAACAGGCTGTAATGGATTTTGGTTCAAAGGTAGCTCAGGATGCTACTCCAGCCCTTGCCTTCCTATCCGAAAAGGCTACAGCTTTGGCTAATGTCTTCAATAACATGTCTGACACTACTCGATACGGAATTGAGATCGCAGCTGCCTCGGCTGCGATTATTGGTGGTGGTTTGTTACTGATTAAATCCGCCACCGCCCACCTGCGGGCAGCCCGGGCACTGGAGGCCGCCGCAAAGTCAATGGGCGGGGACGGCGGGCCGGACATCGGCGGCAAAAAGAAATGGTGGAATCCGAAGACGTGGAAAAAGGATGTACCGGATGTCCCTGCTCGTAAATGGATGTCATCAGCAGACGCAAAGCGCGCGCTTGACGGTCTGGCTCCGGTTGAAGAAACCGTCAAAAAAGGGCTTCTTGGCGGCATGAAAGACCGAATCACCGGCATGCTACCGACGAGAGAATCGCTGAAAACTTTTGGCGGATCGGCCATCAAAAAACTGCCGTACCTCGGCGCCCTGATTGGTGCCGGCCAGATCCTGACGGCAGAAGATAAGGCGGCCGCAGCCGGAAAGGTTGGATCAGAGGCAGCCGGTGGGCTGGGCGGAGCGGCCGCCGGGGCTGCTCTCGGTTCAATCATCCCGGGCATAGGCACCGCCGTCGGCGCTGCTGTTGGTGGCGTACTCGGTGCCTGGGGCGGTGGTGCGATATTCGATAAAGCGAAGGACTGGTGGGGTCGACAGCCTGCGGAAAAACCACCGGTGCCAGTAGCATCCACTCCTGTCGTAGCAAACAAGCCGACGACCGTCACCATGAACCCAGAAATCAAAATCGAACTGCGCGCGGACGGCGTTCTCCAAGACGTGCCCAGCATGCTGAAGATGCTGGATTCACCCCTCGTGCAGAACAAGATCACAAACGATGTTCAGAAGGCGTTTATCCGAGCGATCGATACCAGCGGCGGCGTCCCGACTCGTATGGGGGGTGTACCGAAGTGATTCGACTACAGGGTAAGTATCGCCTGACATTTCCCGTCACTCCCGGAGAGATCCAGTTCCGCGGCTTCGGTAACGAGACAGAGACCACTACCTCGATCGTATTAACCTCAAAGACAAGACCCACAGGGAGACGGCCAAAGGTCGTCTCTTTTGATTTTGTCCTACCGGGGGATCCGACAGCTGACTACATTGAGGTAGAAGGCTACCAGGGACCGCGCCCATGGCTGGCGGGACTAGACCGCCTGAGCGGCTCTGAAGTGCTTCTCACGATCGACGAGTTAGACCTCGCCTGGAATGTCATTGTAGGCCCTTGCGACGGCAGGTTCGTAGGGAGGAACGTGGATTTCCACGGAACGATCGAGCTGCCTCTTTTCATCAAAGAGGAGTTCATCACCTGGACCAACTCAAAAACCCTGCTGGAAGTTTCGAAAATCATAGGGCAAATGTCCAAAAAACGCCCGAACACTTCCGGCAAGAAAGCGAAGAAAACGACCACCACCGGTTCCCTTGTAAGTCAAGCGATTCAGGCGGAGCAGAAACGCCGCATCGAGTCGAAGCTGGCCGCGTTTCGTGCTAGTCGACTGTCATGATTGAGGTGAGAGCATGAGAGCAATTTACGGAAAAGGATCAACGCGAATCGAACTCACCCAATCTGCTTTGGAATTATCGTGGTCGTCATCCCGCGGCCAGATCGCCCAGACCTGCGACATCCGGATCAAAGAAGCCCCACAGCTGGAGGCTGCCGGATTCCTGATGCTGTTTGCGAAGGACTTGAACGAGAGAGACCAGTTTTTTCACGGAACCATCATCCGCCCGGAACGCGATGACAAAACGCTCGACCTGCAGGCCAATGCCTATGAGATCGCCTGGTATCTGGCCCAGAACGACGTGAGCCGACCAAGGCTGAACGGTGACGCAGGAAAGGAGCTGGAGCGGATCATCAAAGCGACGGGCATAAACTTCAGCTGTCCGGCGTTCGGGTTCACCGTAAAGGACCGTCTGCCGACTCAATCCTACTCCGCGCTGTACACCAGCCTGACGGAACAGGCGTACGAGAAAACCGGCATACGCTACTTCGTGCAGGCCCAGCGCGACAAATTGTATGTCCTTCCGGAAGGAGGGAACACTTACGTCCCCATTCTGCGAGCGACCATGCTGGAGAAGAGCAGTACTGGCGAAAATCTGGAAGGTGTGTACACGGTCGTCACCGTGGAGCGGTACAAAGGGGACCAGCAGCTCGGCAGTGTGACAAAAGAGGACAGCAAGCTGATCAAGCAGATCGGTCGCATGCACAAGATCATCGACGCAGGCGAGAGCACCGATCTGAGTGGGATCGCATCGCGACAATTGAACACGCTCTCGAAGATACCGAAAACCCGATCGATTACGGTGCATCACGCGGATCCCGGAGCTGCGAAGATTCGTGCCGGGTGGATGATCAAGATACTCGAAAAAGACAACAAAACGACAACCGACTGGATCGTCACGTCCTGCAATGCCCACTGGAAGGGCGGGGAGTACACGATGGATCTACAGTTGGAGAGGAGGGGGTAACGTGCATGAAGTTGTTTCGATGTTATTGGGGAGGGCTCGCCACGGCATCACGGACACGCAGGTAGAGTTCGGCACGCTGATTTCGGCATCCCCCTTGTCGATCAAGCTGGACGAAGACCCTGAACCGTTGGAACCGGAAGAGATCGTCAAGATGAAAAGAGACGAGATCACCGTGCTGGACGTAGGGAAGCGGTACGCGCTGCTTCGTTGCACAAGCGGGCAGTACCTGATACTGGGGGAGGTGGGGTAGATGTTTCCGGAATTGAACATCACCGACGCGGATCTCGCCTCGCCTGAAAATCCGCCGATCCCGTGGACATACAAAATGGATTGGGCTACGCGCCAATTTATCGCAGGTCCGGACGGTAGGCTTCTGAAAACAGAGACCTATCAGGAGTACCTGGAGGAGATCGCAAAGAAAATCTTGAACACCAAGCGCTTTGCATACGAGATCTACACAGATAAAATGGGCGTCGATTTCCAGAGCGAGGTGGGGAAGATGCGCTCACTTATTTCGCTGCCGGTGATCAAAACACAGGCAGAAGAGGCACTGGAGGCGCACAGCGAGGTTGAACGTGCAGAAGTACTAGACATTCGCTTTGAAGACGACTCCATTCGCTTCTCTCTCCAGATCGAAGGAATACGTGGCACGCTGAAAACGGAGGTGAACGCATGGCGCCGATTGTAAAGCCTGAAATGCCTTTGATTCGCGAGACCCCTGACGAGGTTTATCAGCGGATCGTAAACAACCTGACGGAGATCGCACAAGCGCGCGGAGAAACGCCCCCGGCCACGGAGGAAGGGGAGATTTTTTACGACCTGCTGTACCCGGTCGCAAAGGAAATCAGTGAGCAGCAGCAACTGCTGGAATACGCATTTTTACAGGGGTTTCTTCCCTGGGCTGATGGAGAATACTTGGATGCTCACGGCGTTTTTCTCGGATTGCCCAGAAAGGACGGAGAACTCGACGATCCCTATCGGGAGCGTCTGATTCAACGCGCCCGTACTGAAGAAGGGAACGGACGGCGTCAGGACTATGAAGCGTGGGCGATGGCGGTCAACGGCGTAGGAGGTGCGATTGCACTTGAAAAGCAGCGGCATGACCTTTCGATCGACATTTACATCACGGACATTAACGGTCAACCAGCGGCGCAGGCTTTTGCTGATCAGGTAAAAGCCGCGCTGGAGCCAAAACGTATCGCGCTTCACGACCTGCAGGTGCATCCAGCGACGGTGTTTACCCTGACGGTTTCCGTGACCCTGATTATGACTGCAGGCGCAGTTCTGAGCGATGTCACCGCGTTGTTGACCAGCCGCATAAAAGAATACATCAAAGGGCGCACGAATCTGGTGTATCAGCAGATCGCAGCGCTCTTTTTTGTTGATGGGGTTGAAGACTACTCCAACTACACGCTGAACGGCGGTACCGGAAACGTGACCGTACCGGGCGGGCAGGTTGTCTCCCTCAATTTGGTGGTGAGCACATGATCATAGAAAAATACCGGCGAATGCTGCCGCCCTACTGGTATGAAAACAAGATCGCGGAGTTCCACTTCGAGGCGGCGGATCTTGAAATCTCCGAGCAGCTGAAAAAGATCAACGAGCTGCGCGATCAGTTTTTCCCGATGACGGCCACCTACTCACTGGATGTTTGGGACTGGATCTACTTTGGTAGGAAGCAGTTCATACCGGACGAACAGCGACGTCAAGCCCTGAAGGAGAAGTATTGGTCCCGGGTTTCATTCACACCTGCCGTACTCCGAAACCTCGGGCTGGATGCCTCCTCTCTGAAAAACGTTACGGTAGAGGAGCTGTTCACTTCCAAACGCATCCGGTACACCTTCAGGCAAGAGGATACGGTCGATCTCAACAAACTGGTGACGTCGTTTGAGAAGATCCGGCCGATCCACGCGGTAGGAATCGACCTTCGGTTTACAGGGAGCGAAGTAATCCAGCTGGTGGATACCGTTACGATGTCCACCAAGCGGTACCGCACCGTGCGGGAAATGCGTGTAGGTCTCGCCCCGATGATGAGAGGAAGTGAGGTCGTTGTATGATACATGACGACTATTTGAACCTGGTTGCCCAGGACATTCAAGCCCGGGCCTCCAAGGTGACGTTGAACGATAGCACGGATGTCCCTGTGGCGCAGGTTTCCGTCGCTGGAAAGGTCGTGACAGTCCGGACGGGGACTATCCAAAATGTGACCGCGGTGACGAATCTGAAACTGAAAACGGCTGATGGTAAGGTGATCGTCAACAAGCCGGTCAACATCACTATGCCCGCAAACCAGCAATTTGACTTCACCTTTACGATCGAGGCGAAAGGGGGAACGACATGACCTATCAAGCAAAGAAGAACTGGGGCCCGGACGATCCAGTCATGGAAACGGACTATAACCGAATTGAAACAGGAATCGAAGATGCACACCAGCTAATCAAAGATCTCGCAAACGAGCTCGGCGGCAGCTTCGTTGTCTCCGGCCTGGCGTTCACCTATGCCGGATTGACTGCAACCTGGGCGGCCGGCGTCGCTTACGTGAAGGGGCAGCGGTTTTCCATTCCAGCCGGGTCGATAGCGCTCAACGCGAATCAAGGGCAGTACATCTACCTGGACACCGACGGCGTAATCAAAAAAGATACGTCGCAGGCTGTGGCGGATGCTGTCTGTCCTCTTTGGTACTTCACGACAAACGCTACGACGGTGCTCACATACACGGATCGTAGAACTGTGATGAGCGATACTTTGACGATTGATCAGTCACAGTCCCCATCCGGAAATACCTCGAAATGGCCGAAGTTCTTCTCGTACTTCGCTAACATGATCAAAAAGATTACAGGGAAAACGAACTGGTACGACACCCCACGTACCACACTGGAAAACGTGGTAAGACTGAGCGGAGATACGATGGCCGGCAATCTTGGAATGGGCGATAATGCCCTCCTTGGGGTGAAGGAAGTGCAATTCACAAATGGCACCCGTCTTGGGGAAACGTCCGGCCAGCGCACTCATTTGAATGTTGAGAGCGACCGTTTCGACGTGGTGACAGAGGATGGACAAAACTACATCTTGACGGCGCGATATGGTACGGGTGTGTTTCAGTTCAAGGGAAGCGAGGTTTTGACCGTTGCAAACCAAGCGTCTTTGCACACGCACGTTTTTCACATTCCGCACACTTGGGCAATTCCTGGCGACATAAAGATTGCGTCCGGTGACACGGACTATATCGTGCCGTTTTTCGTACATTTGGCGCCTGGTCAGACTGCCAAAATTGCAAAGGCGCGATACCGGATCAATTCCGGCACATCTGCAACCGTTAAAATTCAAAGAAATGGCGTTGATGCCGTAACGGGAATCGTGGTCACTCCAACTACAACAATGAATGACTTTGCTGACATTGTATTGTCGGACGGCGACATGATCCAGTTGGTAGTCACAGCCGTAAGTGCCTCGCCAAAGAATATGACCTTTACGTTGGTCATTGAGTACGAGCAATAGGAAGCGGGGCGGATTAGATGGCGAAGTATTACTATGATCGTTATACCGTCAACTCCTCCACGTACTACACGCAAGGGCCGTTTAACTTTGTGAGAAACGACAGTTTTACTGGTGTGAGTGGTTCTGGTGGTTGCACGTCTTATGGCTTTAACTCTTCTACAGGGATATACACCGCAAACAATCCGGGATCGTACTACTTTGACCAATATTCCACTCTTTACATGGTGGCAGGAGGTTCAAGTAGCGGAACGTATGTTGATAAGTATGTCCGCACAACCGTCAAGATAAGTGATGGCAATAATAGTACGCCAGACGTTTGGAACTGCGCTATTTACAGATCGGATAGGCAACAACAAACGTCATATAGCAGGGGGTCTTACATCGACACCGTAGTGGCTGAGAATGGCACTTACCCGGACAATGGAATCAGTGGAGGGTACTGGTATGTGAAGGTGACCCCTGCTCCCATTGGGTATCAGATGATTGTGTAAATAAATCCAAAGAGGGTGACAGCATGAACGTCTTTGTAGAGTGGAAAGACGGTAAATTTATGCAAATGGCTATTTTGGAGAATCCGAAGGGAAAAATTCCGTTCGATAACCCTGTCGCAGTACCCGAATCAGTGATAGCAGAGGGGTTTTTATCCTTCCCTGCCGGTTGGAAAATCGAGGGCGGTCAGTTTGTAAAATTGATGGAGCCGCCTAAGCCGGGGCCGGACAAAATTGAGTTGCTGGAAGGTGAGTTGTCGGCACTAAAAGAAGAAAATGCTTTATTGAGAGAGGAAAACGAACAATTAAAACAGCGAGCCTCCATCGTGCAAGATGATCTGTTGTTCGTTTTTGAGACTTTGGCAAATAACGGCATGATTTAATGCGAAAGGATGACGCGATATGTTAGCGACTACGAACACAGGGGAGACAGCATATCAACGAATGGTCCGTGGATATGCATACGCCATTTACATTTATGGCACACGGTCCTTTTCCGCGGTTGGGGAAACCTACCACGAAGATGTCGAAAGGTATGCTGCTTTGAAATTTGCACCGCATGAAATCGAAAACGCGCTGGCGCAGGGCTGGATCACGCAACTGGAGTATGATCAGACTGTAGAGAAGGTCGGGCCTTATCCGACCACATAACGCTCTTTCTCAAAAATGAGAGAGGGCGTTTTTTCATAGAGAGTTGCGTCTCCCCTTTTTATGACAGCACGACAGAAGCCCGCCCCGAGCCGATCGGGGCTTTAATTTTGCCCTGAAGGCGAGGAGGAAGAGAGCACATGGAAGAAACAATCTGGAACACATTAATTCAGCAAGGGCCGTTTGCAGCTCTTTTCGTTTGGCTTCTGTTTACCACAAAGAAAGAAGCACGCGAACGGGAACAGCGTTTGCAAGACATTCTGGAAAAGTTTTCGGAAAAGTACGATCTGGTCATTGAACGGCTTGATCGCATGGAAGATCAACTGCGGGGGTGAGAAAAGTGGCAAAATTAATCGTTCTGATTGACCCCGGCCACGGGGCGGAGACGCCGGGGAAACGCTCCCCGGACGAATCGCTGTTTGAGTACGAGTTTAACAGGGACGTGGCTCGTCGTCTGCTGAAGAAGCTGCAGTCAGCCGGTATCGACTCCCGTCTGACCGTTAGCGATAACACTGACATGCCTCTGATCAAACGCACCAATCTGGCACGGGAACTGAAGCGGAGAGGGTACGATGTCCTGCTCGTCTCCATCCATGCCAATGCAGCTGGGAAAGGCTGGGGGCCTGCGCGCGGCATCGAAACTTTCACAAACGATCTGGCGAAGCAACTTGCAGAACTCATCCAGCAGCGGTTGATACAGGAATCTGGTCTGCGCAACCGTGGCGTGAAGCAAGCTGACCTCCACATCACCCGAGAGACAGCTCGGTACGGCATACCTGGTGTACTCTGCGAGTTGGGATTCATGACCAACAAGGACGAGTGCGCCTTGCTCAAAACCCCTGACTACCGCGAGAAGTGCGCGGTGGCGATTGCCAAGGCTATCTGTAAATATTACGGATTGAATTATGAATCAGTGGATTATTCACAAAAAGAACATTCGTCTGTGGATAACGCCTGTGCAATCGAAGTGAACGGGAAGCTGCTGGCCGTCCGTGGAATCCTAAGGAACGGCAAGTCGCTGCTGCCGGTCCGCGCGGTGGCGGAAGCGGTAGGGAAGGGGGAGGTCGTCGGTTGGTGTGATGCCAGCAGGACGGTAACACTCAACGGAAAGGTGTTGGCCTCTATGCAGCTGATAAACGGCACCGGTTACGCATGGTCGAAGGAGATCGCTGCAGCGCTCGGTCTGACTTTAGAGTGGGATCGCAATACCATAACGGTAATACTGAAAGGATGTGCATAAGCATGAAATATTGGTTGAAACAGAATAAGAAAAACGTCATGCTCATCGTGTCTGGAATCATTGGGCTTGCTGGTGCATCAATTGGCCTGAACGAAGACCTTCAGCAGCAGATTGTCAATGTCGTGGATACGCTTTTCTAAACACAACAGCCCTCTGGCGTTACTTGCCGGAGGGCAATTTTGTGTTCATTGGCCTTCCTCTTTTTCTCGGTGTATCAATCCACGTCTGGATTTGTTCCCGAAGCCACAAGGGCCCACAAGACAACGTCTTTACCGGTTCCGGAAATTGGCCGCGGCGGATGTACTCCTGGATGTAACCCTTTGATTTTCCAGTCATCTGACAGACCTCGCCAAACCCCAGAATTTCATCAAGCTCAACCTTCACTTTAATCCCTTCTTCCCATTACTGCTGTTACCCACAAGTATGCCACAGCGACAACTAGGATAACGTTTTGCCACCACTGATCGGTGGGGGAGTATGTCGACAGAAGAGCCAGACCTAAAACTCCACGAGTAGAAACCAGATTTCGAACGTCTAATTTTCGGTTTTTCATGCTATACTTAGGATGGTGGGGGGAGGTTTCCCTCCCCGGTGTTACTTGCGGCGTTTACCTTGGCGGGGGCGCCGCTTTTGCTTTTTCCTCCGCTTTACCAGCTGCGGATGTACCCAATCCTTGTAGATCGTGTACAGGAAGATGATGAGCGGAAGCCATTCTTTCAACCATCCCAAGGTTCCACCTCCTTTCTGATTTTATTATAACATAACATTGTACTTTGTACAACAATTATTTTATTAAAAATTGGCAATACCCGCATTAAACCCAGTAGCCGCTACGTTGAGCGAGCCTGATGCAATCAATTACAGATGCGTCCGCATACATTGTTTGCGGTTGCATTGATCGGGACTCTTGGATCAGCAATTGAATACATGTTCGCGGAAGCATACGTGGATGCGAATCGTAAGTAACAGTGAAGCCCTCCGCCGTTAGCGGAGGGCCATTTCTTAGATATAAAAAGCAAAGGAGGCCCGCGAATGCGCAGTCCCCCTATGTGTTGACTTTATCATACAACACTCTAAATTGTGATGTCAATCGCATCAGAAGCCGATCTCATCGCATCGAGCAACTCGCGGCTAATTCCAGAAGGGAAGAATTTGAGACCGTAACCATTGGGGCTACCTTGATTATTTTTATAAAATTTTTTATATACAATTGGGAAAGATGGATAAATGTTCTGACTGAGCAAAGTTTTCGCGGTTGGGTAGAGACAGAGGTCTGCTATTTGATGACCGGTTTCGTTTTCCTGCTTTTTCACAAATATTAAGTCAGTAATAAACTTCAGATCTGATGAAGAAACAAATCGCGTTCCATTACGTTTAATCCTATGAAAAACTTTTAACAGTTTTTCGTTTTCGTCGTCATTTCGACTTTCAGCAATGAACAGACATGTTTTTGAATTCCCATTAGGTCTACCGACTAAATAATACGCTCGTTCCATAACGAATTCCAAGGTCAACGTATAGGGGTTGGTCGGATCGACATATTGAAAGTTGTGATGGACCTTATTTACCGCTGATATCACTAAATCAAATGGGGATTTAAGAATGGCATTATTAATATCATCTACAAATGAGTTTCTAGTGTTGGAATTACGCAAAATCGAAAAATCGCCACGAGAGCTCCTGATATCAGTAGAATGGAGAATAATATGTCGTTTGTTCCAGTATTTATATTTCAGTTCATCAAAAATAGGGTTAATTTCCCTTATGTACGATTGGGTGGAACAGAATATCGCACCAAGTGCAAAAATAGGATATTGTCTGTCTATATGTTGAAGGCTATGGTCCCCTGTTTCATCCAAAAATGCTAGATAGTTTTCAGCGAACATTTTTTACCCCCGATGGACAAGATGGGTATATTATACCATCGCATTTTTCCTAGGGTAGAATTTTTTTGAAGATAAAACTATACTACAAACATACGTTCTTTTTTGGCGGTGTAGATTTGAACGACCAAATTCTCTTTTGGCTCGCTTGGCGGCAGCTCGTCGCTTACCTGGAACATGACAAAGAGAAGATCGAGGGTTCTCCGCTGAAGTTCCCCATTGGGTACTCAAACATCTTGACGGCAATCGCCGGCCAGATCGATGCCCAAGCGAAGGAAGCGTGCCGGCATCTCAATCCTGGGTGTCATTCAGGACCGGGGCGAGCACTTCGTCATGTGGAAACATCGCGGAGAAACTCATCTGTTCCGGATCCATGACACCAAGCTGCGAACAGATGCGCAAAAACTTCTCGACGATTTGGTGGCTGATCATGAAAAACAAGCATAAAACCCGCCAACCGCGCATACGCTCTAGCGAAGGCGAGCGTTAGGGGATTCTGCGGCCTCCTTCCCGGATGGGTTGGAGGCCTTGGTTTTTATGCTGCATGGTGCGGCGAGGGTGGTTGTGGTTATGCGTTGGGCTGCATACTCGGAGGCGGCGTCATATGCGCCATGAACACCACATGCTGCTCATTGCCTATCCTAAGCACGTTGATAGCGTGGAACCGCGGCATCTTCACGTAGTCCTCGACGGTGTACGGCGCCAGTTCCTCACGCAACTCGTTGAACGTCTTCTTGCTGGCCCGATAGATGTGGTAGTGCGGCCCAGCACTGCGGATAATCTCCGCCAGATCGCTCGGGATCTGCTCCCAGGAGTGGAACATCCAAACGTAGCCGACACGCCACTTCCGCGACTCAACGGCTGCCGATTTCCAGGCGCGGGCAGAGCGTAGGAACTGGTGCGGCTCGTCATAGATAACGAAAAAGGGGAACTGTTTGGCTTCTTCGCGCAGCGTCATGGCCAAATCAATCTTCACGGACAGCAGGTTTACGATCAGATTAACCCCCTCGGTGCCGAGAGTAGTCTTCGGTATGTCGATGATGACAGCGTGCGGCTCCGACATGAGCGCGACCATATCCAGCGAGTTGTCCGACTCGAAACATTCGGCCAGATACTCGTCTCCCAGGATGGTGTCTAGTCGGTTCAGTATAGGGGCCAGCACTTGGCCGCGCCGGCCGTCGGACATCCGCCCGAAGTCCTCCAGCGTTGTCCGGTGGATGCCCGGCGACATGCCGGCCACCAGTTCCTCCCGGTAGTCGTCATCCTCGAAGATTCGCAGGATCTCGGCCAGTCTGGGCGTCCTCATTCCCATAATCGCCGCCCGCAGGTACCGGGACGTCTGTGCGCCGGCTTCGTCGGTCGCCGAGTTGAAGAAGGAGATGATGCTGTTCGCCAGTCGATTCCGGGCTCGAGGCGAGTGCTTTACCTCGCAGAAGTCCAGCGCGATCGGCCTGGTCCCGTCGATCCGGATGCGCTTGATTTTATTCGGTGGCAGCGCCGCCGCTACCTCATTGCCGATCTCCCCTTTGGCCGGGTCGATGCTGAGGGCACCGAACCCGTTCTTGACTGCCTCCACCATCAGGTTGGCGCCATATCCCCGCGTTTTTCCCGATCCCATGCCGCCGATGACCACCCGTGGGAGACACAGTTCATCGTGGTTGTCGATCGGCATACACACTTCATATGTCCCGTCCTTTTGTTCAACGGTCCCAAGCTTCAGCCCACCCCGTCGTACTTCCGCCGGTGCCTTTGATTCCCGCTGCGACTTGGCGGCCACTCCCATGTACTCTTCCTGCAGTGATCTGGGCGGCAACTGCATCAGTCGGCCGATCTCCGCTGGGGTGATAATGTCGCGGCGCGGGGAGAAAAAGGGGACGGCAATCCGCCGGGCGCGCGTATCGCGCAGGAAGCGATTCAGCCGCCACCCGGGCACTCGGCGGGCATCCAGTTGGTTGTCTCCGTTTAGGCTGGCAAGAGCGGCGCACAAGCCCCGGCCAAGACGCTGCCGTCGGCGGGTGTCGGCCGAGCGGACGAGCACGCGGAGCACAAAGTCAAAACCCTGACCGGCCAGTTTTTGCTCAGTGGCCTCGGACAGGTGGCCGAACTTTCTCCAGCCTCGCGGCTTGTATCCACGGTCGAACTCCCGCCGGTCAACCGCCGCGTCCTTCCACCAATCAGGCTCCGCTGCCTGGAAGCCGAACTGCACGACGGCATAGTCATCACCGCGGAACTGCCGGGATAGTTCCAGCAGTTGGGGGAGGGGGGCCAACTTGCGCCGATCCGTGGAGAGTGAGAGGAAATGGGGAAACCGTAGGCGAAGTTGCCAACCATCCGTGTCAGGGCCAAACGGGGCCAGATGATCATCCTCTGCCGGCTCTAGCACGGCGGTCGGCCATGTCGCCTCCACCTGTTGCTGCGCCAGCTCAGCGGTGTGATCCGGGGTAGCCATCCGGATCTCGTACTGGTCCCGGGCTATGATGGTCTCCCAGAAAATGCGCTCCCGTTCCGGCCAGCGCCACCCTCTGGCAGCCGCAGCTATAAGATCCACGATCTCCTGATACCCGTCAGCCAGCGGTGCCGCGAAATTCTCCACATCTTCGTTGGTCGTGGAGAGGCGCGGGACCACTCTGACAACGGACCAACCTACTTTTGTAGAAACGTCGACTGTATCCCTGCTTGGATCGCGTCGTTCAACATCGCCCCCAGGAAGTACAGGAGCAGCACCATCGATGGTACCAGTGCCGTCCCCAGTATTATGCCGCCAGCCGTCATGAGCGTCATCCGGCCGAATCGGCGCTGAAAGATGACGATTACGATCCCTGCAAGAAGCCCGAGCGTTCCGATCACAAGCGCCAAACCTTGGAGTGTCCCGAACATCGGGCTGAAGCTCCCCCACATCTTTAGGACGGCTGCCATGCTTCCGCTGTTTGCGGCCGCCGGCGCTGTCATCATGCTGCCCGCGACCGTCCATAGCGTGATCGCGAGCTGCCGCAACTTTGGGTTTGGTTTCACTACCACCACCCGTTCACATCCGGCCGCCGGTTCTAAAGGCACGCCATTGATACGCACGATCATGTCTGGAACACCTCCGTATGGTTTTTGCCCTGGTCGGGCATCCTCTCAGATAAAACAGACAGGAGGAATGAGCATGCTGCTCGGACTTGGAATCGGATTGATCATTGGTAGCGTTGCAACAATCGCTTACGCTTTGCTTTGACCGCCTTCCCTGGGGCGGTTTTCTTTTTGCGCTCGCTGCGCCTGCAGGGACAACACGATCGGCTTCAACCGGTCCTTTACCCACTTGCTGAAGTTGATCGTTCTTGCGTACTCCCAACAGGCGCGCTCCAAAGGATCATCAACGTTGAACGTCACTGCCTTGCGCTCTGTTGCCATGCGTTGCACCTCCCTGTGTGGTGATCTGATATGATGAGATGCAGCAGGGATTGTCCATTATGCACATGGTTTTAAAACGGTGATGTTTGAAATTTGTGTAGCCTGTCCAACATGGTAATGAGGTGATGGTATCATGTTTGGATTAGGAAAATTCGGACTTGGCAAATACCGAACTGCATTTGGAAGGTGGCTGGATAAAGTCGGAATGACCGCAGTTGAATTCGCAGAGAAAAGTGGGCTGCACAGAAATACGGTAGATAGCATGGCAGGGGACAAGGGTTATGATCCAAGGAAGTCGTCGATTGACAAGGCGTTAAAAACGGCGAAGAAGATCGATCCTAACGTGACCTATGAAGAACTTTTCCCACCAATGTGAATGCCCTCCTTATCGGGAGGGCAGGGCTGCAAACATTGCAAACCAAATTGCAAACCGCCGTTACGGAAACACGAGGAATGCAACGGTATCAGAAATTGAACGAAATGTGATATTACAAGAGTTTATGCCACCCTCGAACATACCAACGGAATCCAACGGAACGAACCAAAAAGATGTTTTTCATCTT